ACGCTATAGTTACAAAGAAATACTACGATGTTGTAAAATCTTCAACACTTAAAGAAATAAGTAAAGGTGTACAAGATATGTTACTATTCGCAAAAAATAATCCAGATAAAAAATTCTTAGTTACTAAAATAGGAACTGAAAATGCAGGTTACACAGTTGAAGAAATGAAAGGGCTCTTTGAGCAGCTTAAGGCTTTGATTCCGGATAATGTAATACTCCCTAAAGAATTCGAAGTAAGAGATGAATTAAATGAAAGAACCACAGAAAAAGCAGTAAGTGTGCCAGCACAACCTATAAACAAGGAAAGCAAGTCTGATGAAATGTCACCTGGCGCATATGTTAGATATAATGGAGTTCCTTACATTATAACTAAAACAAACGCAAACGGGACTATACAAATATATAACCCTGCTGCTACCGGAAAAGATGCAAAGAAATCAGTATCTTCTGATAATTTAACATCTATGAATGATTCAGCTAAAGTTGTGAAATATAAAGATGTAGATTACTTAGTAACTGCTAAAGGCACTATCATATCTACAGTAACTAATACAGCAATGAAATGGGGTGCTGAAAACGGTGATAGAAAAGCTATATTAGATATGGCTAACGAAAAGCCAGTAGACGATGCAATTTCTAATTTAACAGGTTTAGGTATATTTACAAACCATTCAGGAGGGGCATTGGGAGCAGATTCTCAATGGGATATTATTGGTAAAGAATATGGAATGACTAATAATAAACACTACTATATGGGAACTAAAACTCCTAGAGGTAATACTAGAATATCTCAACAAGATGAGTTAGAAGGGCAAGCTAAAGCTACCGTCGCAGCAAGACAAATGGGAAGAATTGAGCAAACTCATCAAATAAGAGATGAGAGAATTATCAGAAACTGGCTACAAGTTAAAAATTCAGATTCTATAATTGCAATCAGTAGTATTCTAGAAGTCGGCGACTCAATGAATCACGGTAAGAAGGCAGCCATAGAACAAGTAAGCGGAGGTACAGGTTTTGCTGTTCAAATGGCTATAAATGAAAATAAACCAGTTTATATATTTGACCAAAATTTAGAGACATGGTTTACTTGGAACGGAACTACTTTTCAAGAATCAGACACTCCTACACTTACTAAAAACTTTGCGGGAATAGGAACAAGAGAAATAAACGAAAGTGGTAAACAAGCTATAAGAGATGTTTATGAAAGAACCACAGATATTCAAACTAATAAAGAAGACCAAGATAAAATACCACCATGCCTAAACTAAAATGCGAAATACCAAATTATGTAAATGCTAAACCTCTTCCTAAAGAAGAGAAAGAAAGATTAGCTAATATACATTTTGAAATATTTAGAAAATTAAAAGCTTCAAAGTTTTTCAAAGTGTCTAATGGCAACTTGCTTACAAAGTCCCAAACATACTTTCAAGCACAGTCATTAGTACATTCTGTAAATAGAGAAATTGGAAAGACTGTAGTTTCACTAACTAAAGCTCCGATAGCTAATAGAAGGGCTCCGGATTATAAAGTATCAGTAGATGTAACTCCTCTGATTAATAATTTTTCACCTACTGTTAAAACAAAAGAGCAAGAACAAAATACAATAGACTTGCAAGAAAATGAACCATTTGTGCAAACTAGATTTACTGGAAAAAGAGAATCTGTTAAAGTAGTACAGGGTAAAATAATAGCAGATCAAGGACTTACAAAAGATGACTATCTAGAATTACAAGAAGCTATTTACGGATCTCAATCTAAGAACCAATCTGAAACAACTATACAACAATATAAACAAGGTAAGTTGTTTAATATGAGTTCTTTAAAAAGAGGGACTCAAGATTTTGGAATAGAAGAAAAATATTTTCCAAATGGACTTACTAACACTTCAGGAGATATACTTAAAAGAATATCAGAGTCCGAACACCCTTTAGCTAAAGTAGCTAAAGCTCTATTAAAATATGATCCTAATGTGCCAATTACATTAGTTAAATCAAACGTTTTAGTAATAGGAGGAGAAAATGCAGCTGCTCGATACGATGCTAACAAGAGGGATATTCATATAGCAAAGTATTCAGAATTTAGAGGAATGGGTTCAGAGCCTACTTTAATACATGAAATAATGCATGCAGCTACATTTCACTATATTAGAAAGTATTCCAGTTCTCAAGAAGTAAAATCATTAAAGCAACTTTATAAAGAAGCTTTACAAAATTCTAATGAACTACAAGGGGATCGTTATGCATTAACTTCATTAGATGAATTTATAGTAGGGTTATTTGCAGACGCGCAGTTAATTAAATTCTTAAAAGATTTACCGGCTTCAAAATATGTACCAGAAACTCCAAATTTATTTGAAAGTATAATGACTCATATATTAAGTTTGTTTGGTATAACAAAGGCTAATAAATCTTTATATGCCCAATCCATGGCTGTAGCATCTATAATAGTAAATGATAGTTTTATGGAAGATTCTTTTGAATCTCAATTCGATGGGGTACTATTTGATGTTCAGATGAAAAATGGAGTACAAGAACTATTTGAATCTAATCCTGAATTAGCTAATGAAGTATATGAAGCTTTAGGATTTAAAGAAAAAAGTAAAAAAAGAAATAATGCCTTTGCTGAAACATTAGATGCTGTTAAAAATGCTAAAATAGGAGAACAAGTTTCTTTACATAAAATATTTCCACACATAGCTGATGCTTTTGTCACAAAAACAAAAGATGGCAATTATTATATAGAACGTACTGAAGACTTACTTAATAATCAACAATTTGAAGACTATTTATTAGATAGATTTACACCTACAGAAAAAGAAACTGATGTTAGGTATTTAGGAGTAACCCCACAACAAAAACAACAAGCTATACAAGCTTACTCTCAATACTTAGACACTGTCTTTCCTGATAGTAAAGTAAAAGATATTGTTTATCATGGTACTAATAATAAAGAACAAATATTAAAAGAAGGGTTTAAAAATAATGCTGAATTATTTGAACCAGATGATGATAGAGCTTTTGAAAGTGGAGAATTAGGATATGGTTATTATTTTACAACAACTCAACAGTCTGCTAAAAATTATGGAGAGCCGATAGCTGTTATTTTAAATAATCCTGATATGACTAATGAAACTACTTTTAATTTAATCACTAATGAGAGAGGGTTACAACATTTTGTTAAAACTAAGGAACAAATTCATATACTAGGGTCTAAACAAGATATAGAAGGATTTAAAAACTTTACAAATCAATCTGCTACTTATGACAATGATAAAGATAAGCAAAGACTTTTAAGCGTTGTAAATTATCAGTTTAAAGCCGTAAAGAATATAATAGATAATATTGATAAGATTAAACAATGGCGTAAACAAATAACAGATGACAATAAGTTCTGGAGTAAAGTTCAAAACGATCTTCAAATACCTAAAGACCAAATTGAAATCATTAAACAACAAGAAGGAAATACTATAGAAGAAATAATAACTAGCTTTGCAGCTAACTATAGTTACAGTGTAGAAGTAAATACGACTAGAGAAGGATTTTCTGATGAAATGCCTATTGAAGAAAATGGAAAATATTTCATTATATATAAAGATCCTGAAGGAGGTAGTTATAGAGAAGAAATTTCTGAAGATGACTATATAGAAAAATCAAAAGATTATAGAAATAGAAATGCGCACAAAACATATTATTCTAATCTAACAGTACCAGGTGGTACTAACTATACAGAGAATGAAATATCTACTCCATTAATTACACCTAATATTAAAGGGCATGCTCAATTTAGTACTGATAATGGCATCGGTTGGTTTAGAAGTGATGAAGAAATAAATAATAAAGACTGGAGTAGTAATTGGGAAGATGGAGAATCTATAACTAATGCACCATCTAAAACTCGTAGAATACTAGAAGTACAATCTGATTTATTTCAGAAAGGTAGAGATAGAGAAGATTTGGTTACTAATCCTAAAGCTAACTCTCTTAATACTCCAGGTATGAGTGGGACAGCTAATATGGAGGAAAGGTTATCAGGTTATAAATACTCATTAACAGAATATGAAGGTAAAACTGAAGAAGAGGCTAATAACTTAGTAGAAACAGAAAGAAAAAGATTACTCTCTTTAACTCCTTCGAAAAAAGAATCATCTGAAAACCAATTCCTACAACTCTTAAATAAAGATAATAACTGGGTTAACTTCTTTGTTAAATCAATAATACAAGATAGTGCTAAGAAAGGATATGAAAAAGTATTATTCCCAAAAGGAGATACGGCTGCTAAAGTAGAAGGTCATACTACTTTAGAAGAGTTTAAGAAAGTTAAACAAGATCGATTAAAAGAAATAGATGTTGATACTTTTACTATTTTAGATGAAAATGGTAATACAGAAGGTAAAGAATTTAATACAGAAAAAGAAGCAGAAAATTATATTAATAGTAATGACAACATTGACTTAAGATATATAGAAACTAAAAAATTTAGAAAAACTGAAATAAATCAGCTTAAACAAGAACTTGAAAGAGTAGAAAGAGAAGGGTTCGGTGCGCTAAGACCTATATATAACTTCTACGAAAATAATGTAAGTAAGATATTATCTAAACAATTTAATACTAAAGACGTTACTGATGAATATGGTAATAAGTGGGCAGAGGTAGATTTAAAAGATCAAAAAGTTGTCAATGCTACCAATCCGATAGTATTTAATATGCCTAGTAACTATCAGAGAACTGCTACAAATGAAACAATAGCTAAAGTTAGAGACTTGTTAATTAAATTAAAAGTACCAGTTAAAATAATTAATAACTTACTAGAAGAACACGGATTAAATGGTTTTGCCGATGGGGTGGAAAGATTCATCGCTTTAGCTGAAGGAGCTGAAAATGTAGCTCTAACTGAAGAAGCTATGCATATGCTTACTTTAATAGCTCCGGCTGAAATGGTTCAACCTCTTTTAAATTCAATAAAAAATTATAAAATATATAAACAAACATATAACCAATATAAAACACATCCAGCATATCTGAATGAAGATGGTTCAGTAAATGAAGAAAAGATAAAACTAGAAGCTGTAGGTAAACTACTAGCTGAAATGTATATACAAGAATCTGAAGGATTGTCTGAAGAAGAGGTGAACGTTGGTAAAACAGTACTAGCCAGATTATTAGATTGGATTAAAGGGCTGTTTATAGCAAATCACGATGCGTTTAGAGAATTTTTAAACGGGGTTCAATCAGGCGAAATAAACTTAGGTGAATCTCATTCTAGAGAAGAGCGTTTATTAAGTATAGCGTTTGATAAGAATACTTCTGAAGAGATTGCCAACCATTTAACAGGTGGTTTAGTTCGTTCAGACTTAACAAATCCTGCTAGAGCAAATGACCCAAATGTTAAAATTCTAAATGAGTTATCAGAGTTAATGCAATCTATATCAGTAGATGATATGTCATTCATACAAAATATGAAAGAGTTTATAAATCTACCAAGCAAGAAACCTTTTGATGTAAGTAACGCTAAACTAGAAGCTGCTATAGCATCAGCAGAGCTTATGGATATGGCTATGAATTCATTAGAGTACTTCAGAACATCTTACACTAATGTACAGATGTTAAGTGATAGGGGTGTCCAAATTAGAAAGATGCTTAAAGATGGTGTAACTGATGATGGTGACCCGTTAGATACTAAAACTAGATTATATTTATTTAATGAGATATCTAGAATAAACGATTTACTTGAAATATATCATAACCAAATGATAAGTTACAATCTTATCTTTGCAGATGAAAATAACATAGAGGGTATTGCGGAGGTTGCTGCGTCTATTTCAAGTGTAGCCACTACTGCAATTAATCAAAATAAGAAACTAGATATTCAGAACTTAACTGAAATCTTTAGAAAACACTTAGAACCTAAAGTAGCTAATTTCAAAAAGAATATTAATAAAGATATTATTAAACTTCAAAAAGATTTAAATACTACTACAAGCACTAAGGCAAGAAACAGAATACAAGCTAAAATAGATAAACTGCAAGCAGAATATGATAACCCTCCTGTATCAGCAGAAAATGTAATTAGTTTACTTCAAGATTATCGTCCGGATAGTAGATTCTCATCTGCTATACTTTCTAAATTTATGGAAGGTGGATTAACTCACTACGATGAGGCTGTACAAGCTGTTGCTAATTTACTAGCAGACGCTACTCAAGAAGCTTATAAAGATGCTGCTAAAGATATAGATGAATACAATGAAATATTTCAACAACATGGAGTTGTTCAAAATATAGGAAACTCTACATATGATAAATTCTTAGAAACGGTAACGCGTAAAATATATAATAGAAAGAACGGAGAATTAGAAACGTATCAAGAAGTTCGAATGCTTGGAGCAACTGCACAATGGCAATTTGAAAATGATTTATCAGTATTAGAACATTTAGTAAACTCTTATGAGACTAAAGGTAATATAGATTATGTTGATGAAACATTCCATGAAAACTTTGATAGGTTCCTTACAGATGATGAAAAACTAGATCCTGTAAAAACACTATCGGATATAAGACAATCATTAATAGACACTTATGGTAATAGAAGATATATAGATAAATACTATGAGATTCGTGAAATATTGGATAATGCTATATTATCCGATGGGCGAAGCGTAAGAGATTTCAGACAACCATTTATTGATAGGCTGATAGCTTTGCAAGATGAATTAGAAATATCACCAGACCCAATAACGTTCGATATACTAAATGAAGAAAAGAAAGAATTAGCGTTAGACTTAGCTAGACTAGAATCAGAATATGATTTAACAACTGGTCAGAAGAAAACAGGAGATGCTTTATTGGTAGCTACTGCAATAGCTGAATGGAAGAAAGCTAAAAGAGATGTTGTAATTACTCCAGGAGATGATCCTATAAACGTAGATAACTTTTACGTACCTAAGCTAGCGATGGCTAAATGGACAAATGAAAGACAGGTGTTAGTAAATAGTTTATCAAGTGCTAAAGCTCTATATAAGAGTCAACCGAATAATGCTAACAGAATATCAATGGAATCAATTCAAACTGAATTTGATGAATGGAGAAAGACTAATGCTAAAACTACTATACCTCAAGAATTTTACGATGAAAGAAATGATATCTTATTAGGCATACAAGAAATTATAGATGGTCATATAAAAGACCAAGATGCCGAAGATGCTGCTAAAGAGCAATTTGCGGATATATGGGCTGATATATTTTCTATGACAAAAGGTCTTAGAGACGAGAATGGAATATTGGACGGTATCGAGGCTCTATCATTAAGTGAAAAGATTAGAGACGCTGAAACATCTTTAGAAGAATTAAAGACAAAATTAAAAAGTTCACATTCAAAGCTTACTAAAGCAGAAATAAGAGAGCTTAAAATACTTCTAGAAATGTTGAACGATATTCAAGATACTCCTTTAACAGATAAATGGGAATTTATGCGTCAAAGTATTACATCTCAACTAGAAACTGATATGAGAAAAAAAGGACTATCTCCTACAGCTGAAGAAATGAATGCTGCGTTTTACGATAGTGACTTCTTTAAAGAAAACACAATAGATGTAACTGAGCAATATAGAAAAAAGACTACAGCAAATCTTCCTAATAACGTAATTAGAATAGGTAAAAAAACATATAAACCTATTTACACTTGGAGAGCAACTGTACCTAAAGGTAGATATGATTATGAAGACGTTCCGTCTAACTCATGGAGCCAGTATGAAGTTAACAAAGCTTTTGAAAATCCAAGCTTTAGAACGGCTCAAGGTAATATAGCATTAGACGAAAATAAAATACCAAAAGATCCAGTTAATCCTGGAAGATATGACTCTCCTAGATATCATACGCTATCGGACAACGATAAAGACTTTTTAGAAAAAGTAGTAGCTAAGTATGAACAGGATCAAAGTAATAAGAAGAAGTCTGAAAGATCAGGAAGAGCTTTACCTAGAATAAATAGTACAGGCATCCATAGAAAAATGCAAATTCTAAATCCTGCTAATTGGAAATTTAAAAGATGGTTTACAAAAGATGCTTGGACTAAAGAGAGTCTCGGTGCTAGTTTAAATCAATTAATGGGAATTGACACTTCAGAATTAGAGGATGTATATGGAGAAGACAGTCAAGATACTATAAGAAGAAGAGCAGCTGCAGCACAATCGAAAAGGGTTAAAGTTCGCGTAATGGCTAAATATATAAATAAATCATCTTCTATAAAAACTCAAGAGAAGGATTTGTTTAGAGTTCTTTCAATGTATAATATTGAAATGCACAGATCTGAAAAAATGAAAGAATTATTACCGGCTATTAATACTATTTCAGAAACTATAGATAATATGTCTACTAAAAAAAGTCGTAGATTATCTTTAGAATACGAAATAAATAAAAGAGTAAACAAACAAACTAGAACCGCCGCTTCAGGATTTGCAAAAATAGCAGATAAAATTACAGATAACGCACATTCTAATTTAGCTTTTACAAGATTGTTTTTACCTTGGTTGATTAGCGCATCTATAAAGAACTCAGCAATGGGAGCTTATCAAATTTGGGTAAATGCTTCAAAGTTAAGACAATATGGACAAGGTTCATTTATATCTTCATACGCAGTAGCTTTAAAAAGAGCGGTAGAAGTAACAATGTATCAATATAGTCTGAATCAAGGAAGTGCTTCAAAGTTATATGACACTACTATTGGTAAAGATTCTAGTAAGTATATGGCTCTTGTAAAAAGACTTAATGTAGTCGCAAACTTAGATGTTAACGATACTTCTGTAAATAATGTTTCAGGTATGGTTAAACTTGCTAATGGGTTAGGTTATATATCAGGAGCTCAAAGAAGAATATCTGAGGTACATTTAGAATTGACTATGTTTGAATTGTACATGAAGAGTCATAAAATAAACGGTGTGTCTATAATGGATTCATTTGATTTTGTAGATGGTAAGCTTATACCAAAAGATAATATTACTCAAAAGGACGAATTAGAAATTACTAAAGCTGTTAAGGAAATGCAACAGTTTACTCAAGGTAACTTCTCAGCAGATAACGCTGTATATGCTAAACAGTTTTTGTTAGGTAGAATATTGCTATTCATGAAAGGTTACTTCTATAACCCTTTAATGGTAAGAGCGGGCAAACGAAGAATACTGGCATCAGGTATTGAAATTGAAGGATACTATAGAATGGTAGGCAGACTATCAAGGTCTAATCCTTTAACTATATTACAAGGCTCTAAAGGATTAACAGCTAATGAAAGAGATGGGGTTTTAAAAATGCGAAAAGATCTTGTAATACTAAATATCGCAGGAGCCTTAATGTATCAATTTGCAGAATTTGTAAAAGAGTCTGGAGATGATGACGAGGAAGCTCCTTTAATGTGGTATTCGTTATTAATGGCAAGAAAGATATATGCTGAAGCATCTGTATTTAATCCTGCTGAGTATCTTGGATTCCCTTTCGTAGTGGCAAACGAAGATAATAGAGTTAGAGGTAATGCCATAGAAAACTTTTTTGAATATGCTGTAGGAAGGCCTGCAATGAATTTAGCTGCGTCATCTGCAATACCTTATGATTTTAAAGGATTACGATTTGAAGAAGCTGATATTAAGACAAAAGATCCTTATTACTCTCAAATGAAAGATAATTGGGTTCTTTATAACTTATCTAAAATTCTAAGAACTAAATCTGATATGAAATATGCAAAATCTTCATTGAGCGCATTTGAATATTTTGATAAGAGTATTTATGCTTATCAGAAAGATAAAGGAGCGGCTAAAAGAGTTAGAAAAAGAAATAGCAAAAAACGTAGATAATTAACTATTGTAAAATTTTCAGGATATTGTATCTTTGTATAAAGCTGGAAGGGTTATCCTTCGGGGATATCTTATCCTGAAATTTTTAAAATTTGATTAATTATGAGCGAAACTAGCGAACTACTTAGAGAAGTAGCAAAAAATACACGTAATGGCAATGGATGCTGTTATAACAAACTAGCCCAAACGGTAATCACCTTTGGCGGAACTGATAGCTATACCTTTGCTAAGGGTACGGTTCATGCAATAGCATGGATTGTAGTATCAGGATCTTTAACAATTACAATAGATGGCGGAACAGCTGTAGAATATACAAGTTCTGAAGCAATGCAGTTTAGTACTGTTAATGCTAATGAAATAGTATTTACTATGCTTTCAGGTTCTGCTAACATTCAATGGTTATATAAATAATATTATGGGAGATAGTGCATTTTTACAAATATTTCCTAATGGAGGGGGTGGCTCAAGCTACACCTTTGGCCCTACATTAGCTAGTGACTTTTCACCTAATGTCGTTCCATATATTGACGGCTCTTCACAAACAGCTGAAGATGCTAACTTTACGTATCAATCAGGTCAATTAGGAGTAGGTATATCAAGTTCCCTTTTAGGAACTATACATACAAAAGGAGCTAACGATAGTTCTGGTTATTCATTATATGCTCAATCGGCAACATATGATGTATTGAGGGTTGGTAACAATCGTTCAATTGTCTTTGGTGCAGGGTCAGCAGCTACAAATACAGACTATACTTTCAACGCATATAGTGCGTCTTCTACTTCCAACTATGTATTTTCATTTATAGGTGCTAGTTCTGATAATATTATCAGAATGGTAAATGCCGTAAATTCAACAGATGCTGGTGTAGAAATTTTAAGAGGTGCAGCAAGCTCTGGTAGAGCAGCTATTACTGTTTATGGAAGTACTACTAAAACCTTTAGAGTAATGTCTAATGGTTCTATTATATTTCCTTCAGCGCAAGCATATAATGATTCAACTGAAGCGTATATAATGCATTCAAGTACTTCTGGATTAGAAGGTATGTTTTTCAATGTTGATGCGTCCAATGCAGATGGATTTATATTCCACAAAGCTAGAACTACTACAGGATATTTTGATAATAAACCATTTATGCTTCAGTATGCTGCATGGCAAGATAGCGGAGCAAGTATAACGGGTACAAATATTTTAAATGGATGGAGACCGACTTACAATTATACAGGAGGAGGAGTTACAGATGTAGTGGCATTGGATTATAATCCAACACTTACTGCAATGAATGGTACTCACTACGCGTTAAAGATTAGATCAGGTAGAAATGCTTTTAACTTAGGGGCTTCAAATTCAACAGCTATTCTTCACGTTAAAGGTACAGGAGCAGCTAGTGGAGCACCTATTAAAATAGATGCAGCTACAGCTTTAGGTACACCTGAAGATGGAGGTATTGAAAGAATCAATGACCATTTATTCTATTCTCAAGGTACATTCAGAACTCAATTAGATAATGACTATGATGCAACTCCAGATACCGATCATACTTCAAATGGACCAACTACAAATACAATACTATCCGGAGCTACAATAACAGTAATGGATTTAGTGTATCTTGGTTCAGGAGGTAAATGGTTACAAGCAGATGCTTCAGTCGCAGCAACAGGTGTGGGAGCATTAGCTATATCCTTAGAATCTAAAAATGATACTCAAGCAATGAGAGTAGCTTTACCAGGTTCATTTGTTAGAGATGACACATGGGCTTGGACAGTAGGTGCTACATTATACATGAGTCTTACAACTGCTGGAATTACAGAAACAGCTCCTTCAGCAACTGATGAAGTTGTTAGAGTAATTGGACACGCTGTATCAGCAGACGTAATATATTTTAACCCTTCACCTGATTACAGTACAGTAGTATAATGGCATTTTCAAATTACGAAACCATAACGATAGATAGTTCTTTAGTAGCAGCAACGCTAACAGATTTTCCTTTATTGGTATCTGGAACATATTCGTTTTTAGCTACAGTTGCTAATGGTGGTTTAGTACAAAATGCTAATGGTTACGATATCGCCTTTTACTCAGATTCAGGATTGACAACTCTTTTGAAATGGGAAACTGAGAAATACACAGCAACTACAGGAGAAGTTGTATATTGGGTAAAGATACCTAGTTTGTCTGACTCAGTAGATACTGACATATATTTAGCTTATGGTGATAGTGGGATAACCACAGACCAGTCTGATAAAAATAACGTATGGGATTCTAGCTATCAAGCAGTATATCACTTGGCAGAGGCAACATCAAGTAACAATTTAGATTCAACAGCAACAGGAGCAGATTTAGCACCAACAAATTCACCTACCCAAACAGCAGGTGAAATAGATGGTTCATTGGATTTCAACGGAAGTAGTCAATATACAGAGCAGTCTGGAACAGGATTCGCCGGCATAACACCTTCAGCAGCTACAGGATTTACTGTATCATGTTGGATAAAGGTAGACGACTTTGCATCATCTGGTGGTGTAAATCGAAGATTCTTTAATTTCTATAATGGTACAGATTTAGTGCAAATGGCTTGTTCTGATGATGGAGGTACTGCTAATAGTATAGGCGTTCGTTTGGATTATAACGGTAGTGGTAGTATTGGTGGCGCATTTGATGATGGTGCAGCCTTAAGTACAGGGGTGTGGTATCATATAGGTTTTAGCTATTCATCTGGAACAGGCGAAGATATTTATATAAATGGAGTTATTCAAAGTACCCCAGTAGGAACAACAGTTACTTTTGGCTCAGGCTCAAATACAAACAAGATAATACTTGGAGCTAGAAGCGGACCTTCTGGATATTTCGATGGCCAAATAGATGAAGTTAGAATTACAGAAGGTATTAGAGACGCTAATTGGTTATTAACTGAATACACCAACCAAAACGACCCTGCTACATTCTATTCAATTACAACCCCATCTGCTACAGGAGAGGTTAAAACATATAATGGGATTCCGATAGCTAATATAAAAACTATTAATGGGATACCAATTGCAAATATTAAATCAATAAACGGAAAATTAGCATGATACATATAAACCAACTAGAAGATTATAATTGTGAATTTGTTGAAGTTCCGGGTAATACTAATATAGTAAAATGTAAAACCTGTAACGAATCAATAAACGCAACGATAACGATATGGGATTTTGATAGATTCCAAGACAGATTACAAGAATTTTTAAATATACATAAAGACTGCAAATGAAAAACTTATTACAACTAACTACAGCACAAGAGTTAGCCAATCAAAAAAATTACTTTCAAGTAATAGAATCACCAACAATAACAGCCGATCCTACAACAGGATTAAATAGAGCAGCTATTGTTAAAAATCTTAACATATTAGCTGAAGCTCAGGTTGTTGACATTTCTATAGTACTCTATGTACTTGACGCTAATGGAAACCCTTTAAACGGATATGTTGATTCAGGTATCAAAAACATATTTCCAGTTGAGATCCCTATCTTAGCTACAAACAATTCATATATCAGCTTAAGTACTTTACAAGTAACTGACATTAGCGGATTAACAGAAGGTGTAGATTATTTACTACCAGCAGATTGTGAAACTATAACAAATTTAGGAGCATACCACGCAAGTAACAATCCTACAGGTCTTCCCGCAGGAGTTGGGTATCTACCTGAATTTGAAGCATATAGGCTAATAGCTAAATCTCAACCAGTAGACCTATTTGCATTAATGGCAAACGCAATAACTCAATCTACAAAAATATGATATTAACAGTAGATACAGAAAAAAAAGAAATTAAAGTAGAACAAGCTACATTTTATGAATTACAATCATTCGTAAAGAATAATTCATATTCACAATATAGTATAGTTTCTACTAATAAACCTGAAACTATGGTATTCCAAGTTCCAGAAGACGCAACAAAAATAACAACAATTCAACCACAATAAAACATGGCAACAGCAGCATTAAATTTATTCAATTGTTATACAGAAAATATAACTAAAGGTGTACATAACTTACAAACAGCTCAATTAAAAGTAGCGTTAACAAGTGCAGCACCAATAGCTACTAATACAGTATTAGCAAATCTTACAGAGGCAGATTATACATATGCATCTACTAGAAACCTTACAACAACTTCAGCAGTACAAACATCTGGAACTACTCATATCATTGTAGCAGATTTAGAAATTACAGCTACCGGTGGATCAGTAGGAGCATTTAGATATGTAACTGTATATGACTCAACCGCAGCAGGAAGTCCTTTAATTGGGTGGTATGATATAGGCTCAAGTATTACATTAGCAGATACTCAAAAATTAGTAATTAACTTAGATAACAGTTTAGGCTTTTTATACTACTAATAAATGATTCAGTTTAGAGGAAGTTCATATAGCACAAGTACTTCAGGTACGGTGCCTAAGCATAGAATAGGAAATGTTATCCTTGCGCATGCTTATGCAGACGGAAGTGCTACACCCCCAACTTTACCTGCTGGATACACTCTTATTGGTACAGGGACAAATGCATCAAATGCAGAATTAACTTGTTATAAAATAGCAGCTTCAACATCTGAAACGTCTGGTACTTTTACAGGTGCTAGTAGTATAGTTTTAGAAGTATATGAAGGATGTACTGTAGGATCTACTTCATCAAATGGAGGAAACGGTAATTTAATTAATTACCCTGCATTATCTTTATCAGATACAGGCGGAAAATCTTGGGTGGTTGGATTTTTATCAGCAGGTAAACCTGATGGATTTTTGTTAGAAAACGGTTGCCCAGGATCTACCAAATTAAGAAACGCTCTACAAGGTGGTAGTTTAAAAATACATGCAGTAGATACAGGAACAGGTGTAACATCTTGGTCTTCTACAAATGTTGATTATTCTATACCGCAAGCAATAGCTGATTGGAGAACTAGAATGGTAGAATTAGTTGAAGCACCTGTAGGAGCAAATCCTACATTTAATTTTACTCTATCTGAAAGCTCTGTAACAAGTGCCGGAGTATACAAAGCATCCACAGGAGATTTAATAAGAACGCTTTGGAATAATGTTTATCTATCATCAGGAGCTCATACAGAAGTATGGGATAGATATTCAGACGATGGAGTATTAAAAACTTCAGCAGGGGGCCCTTATGAAATAAAACTAATATCAAATAATGTTATTTATTCTTGGAATGGGGTATTAGGCAATACTTCAGATCAACAAACTGGAAGTACTGTAGTTCGTGGAGCTAGAGGTATTCAAGAAATGTGTATAAGTGGTAACAATGCTTATTGCCCAATGGGATTTGAAGAAGGTCTTCCTGAAAACATTAAATTGAATCTAGCAGTATCAATGCATTCTAAAACAGATATCTTATATCCAACTTCTAGAAGTTTAGACATGGAGGTAAGATATGTGGATACGGATGATACATATGTTTACTGGGGTGGAATAGATACTTGGGATACCGCAAGAAATGGAGTATTTGCAACTAAAGTTGTTGATGATACAGAGTATTTACCTTCATCGGGAGTTTCTCTTCCTATGATAACAGGACGAACTTATAGTAAGTCTTATGACGGAACTACTTCTGACTCTACTCAAAGACCTTATGGTGTTGCAGTAATGAAATCAGGAAATTATTTATTTATTTCTAAAAACGAAGTAGATATATTAAGAGTAATGAATAAAACAACTGCTGCATTTGTAAGAGATATTGCTTTTACTGCACCAGAAGTTATTAAAATAGATAGATCAGATAACCTTTGGGTTTTATCTGGAGGAACGGTTAAAAAATATACAATAAACGGAGATGGTACAATATCTTCTGTAGTATTAACTTTATCAGGATTTACAAATGCCTTAACAATGGGTATATCTTGGGACGGTTCTACTATAGCAGTTATAGACGGAGGATCGTCTCAACAAATAAAAGCTTATGATACTACATCAGGAGCTTCAGTTTGGACTCTTGGACAAGCTGGTGGATACCAATCAGTTGCAGCTAAGGCTGATGATAAATTCATGTTTGAGCAAGATTTTAGAAATGAATCTATATCTAACCCTTTTATTACCTTCAACTCAGATGGTACATTCTATGTAGGAGATGGTGGTAATTGGAGAGTTTTAAAATTCAATTCTTCAAGAGTGCTACAAGATACTTTGCAATTCATTCCTATGAATTATACTATATCTATGGATATAAATAATAATGAAAGAATTTTTGCAGGTTTTTTAGAATTTAGTAGAGATAGGAATGCATCTTTAAGTGGGACAACAGGATGGACGTTTGTAGCTAACTGGGGAGGTAACGCACCTACCGAATATATTTCACCAACTAATGATTTAGATACTACAGTATTTAAAACTTGTATAACTCTATCAAATGGTAAAACATACGGCACTTTAAATTGGAGAAATCCTGTAGGCGGCGCAAGATCTCCAGAGTATGTAGAACTTGTATCAGGAGGAACTTTAAGATTTACAGGAATTAGATTACCAGAATTTGCAAGACATACAATACTATCAAATGGAGATATAATTTATCTAACTGCTGACACAGATACAATTGGTACAAATGATTATTGGAAAAGAAGAGTATTAACAGGATTTAGCGGAGATGACCCAGTCTGGGCAGCTGCTACAAATTACGTAAAACTGCCAACGGTAACTGCAACAAATCCAAGTTATAAAAATACAGCAACTCCTTGTATTACAACAAATGGTAAAATGATAGCATATGCTACAGTTCCTGCAAATCAAGGATATCACTTAGGAGGTGTTAGAACTACAGATACGAGTTACGCTTGGCAAACAGCAGCTTCTACAGAAGTAAATAACTGGGGGTCGTATCCTGAAAATGGTAAATATGAAATTGGTAACAATGCGTCAGGAGGAAATCAAATTCCTAATGTCTTTACTGTTGAAAATAGTATATTTAAAAACTATCATGGTGAATTTTGGAGAAACTCTCAAACAAATAAATGGGATCATTTCCATGATAGCGGATTGATGATTGGTCAATTTGGAACAAGTATTTTTATAGATGCTGGTAACAATAGATATTTCAATCAAGCTGCAGCGGGATGCGCAGGTAACGCATATTCTATTGCAGGTACAAAATATGGTGATGATTACTATATATATCATAATGATGAATTTGACCATTCGGGTGTACATGAATGGCAAGTATCAGGATTGGATACAATACAAGAACAATCTACAATAATTGATGCTGATTATACATTAGATGCAATAAATACAAATATTGTAATAGGTAAACCTAATGCAACATTCACAGTTGAAGAAAGTATAGTATCATATACATTAGATTGTATAGCAAAAGAAGTAGTTTTAACTAAATCAGATGCTGATATAACCTACGATCAAAGTACCACATTAAATGCATTAACTAAGAACATATTAATAAATAAACCGAATGCTAATATAACTTATGTTGGAAGTTCTACAGTTAGAAACAACCAATACTTTATATTTTCATTCTTTGGAAAACGTAAATAAATTAAATAAAAAACCATATGACAAACGAACAAGCATTAGAAACAATTAAATTAGCTTTAGACTTAGCAGCTAGAAAAGGAGCATTCGGATTACAAGACTTTGCAAATATTTTAGAAGCTCTTAAAATAATCGATCCTTCTATTGTAGTTGATCCTAAACAAGAAGCCGATACACCAAAAACATCAAAAAAATAAAAATGAATAAAGCTGACTGGAGTGCTGAAGGAATAATCAAAGTATTAGGTTACTATATAACCACTGCTTACTTTGCTACATTAAACTACTTAGAATTAACAAGTAGTTTATTAGGAGCATTATCTATAGCAATGCTATTAGATACAGTATTGGGTATATGGAAAGCAAAGAAACTTAAAATTAAACCAACTTCTCGTATTGGATGGAGAGGTTTATTAGGTAAAGTATTAGGATTATTATTAGTAGGTGCTGTAGGAGCTATATTTAAATTAGGATTTAACGTTGAGTCGTTAGTATTTGTAAATGTAGCTATGTCTTTGATGTTAGTATACGAATTATATTCAATGGTAGCACATGCGTATACTTTATGGACAGGAATTAAAACAAAAGAGTATGATGCTATAAGTATAATGCTTAGATACTTGTTAGATTGGCTTAGAAAATTTGCTGAAGTAATGATTAAAAAATCATACCCTAAAAATGATGAAGAAAATGAAGCGTAAAATTATATTATCAGCTGGGCACGGTGGATCAGATCCTGGAGCAGTATCTGGAAAGTATATTGAAAGAGACCTTGCTATTGATTTCAGAGAAGAAATTGCACTGGCATTGAGTAGAATTGAAGTTTGTCCAGTGATGGATCCAAACCCCAATGCTTTAAAAGCAACTTTATCTTGGATTAAAGGAAGATTTGAGAAAGATGATATATTACTAGATATACATTGGAACGCAGCGTCTCCGACAGCACAAGGAACGGAAGTTATAATCCCTAAGATATATTCTACATTTGAACAAAATTTTGCTCAGGAGCTTTTAAATATTTTTGCTTCTTATGGATTCAAAAGTAGAGGTATAAAAACTGAAGATAAAACCCCTAGAAAGAGTCTCGGTTGGATGCGTCCCGTAGCAGAAAATATATTAATAGAAGTGTGTTTTCTTACCAATAAGAAAGATATGGAAAACTTTGAAAAAAATAAATTAGAGTTAGCAAGTAAAATAGCTGAACTAATTAAATCTAAAATTTAACTATGAAACACGAAAAAGCATTCATATATACCATACTTGGAATTTTTATTTTCTGGGTAGTGTTAACCGAAACTTGCACTTCGCAAGCAAGGTTAAAATCTATTAAAATCCAGAAAGAGCTTATTTCTAACTTAAGTGATTCAGTAACCCATTATAAAGACAAGTACGGCAATGAACATGCTGTTGCTTCGAAAATAATCACAGAAAAGGAATATCTTCAAGATGATATTAAATCGTTATCTAATCAACTAGAATTAAAAGAAAAACAAATCAGATCATATAGTCGTATTGTAAATAACGCAGAAGCAAAAATAATTCTCGACACTTCATATCAATATAGAGATAGTTTTATATATCTGTCATTAAAGAACGATACACTTTTTATACAAATAAAAGATACAATCCAAATTGTAGATTATTGGAAACGTACTTGGTTTTTAGGAAGAAAGAAGTATTTTGTTGATGTAAAAAACAGTAACCCGATGTTTAAGACTACTGCAATAATATCAAGAGAAGTGAAAGTTAAACAACCGAAACTAATCATTGGCCCTTCTTTTCAATATACTCCATTTGTAAATAGAGCCTCTTTTGGATTTTCTATTTTATATTATCCTTTTTCAATTAAATTATAATGAGTTTATTTTTTAAATTACCTTATATAGCTCCAAAGTATCAGATTCAACCTTCAGCTGAATGGGGTAACATTACTGCTGAAGATTTAGGTACAGGTGGTACAGGATCAGGTACTTTGTTTTTAGCGGATGACGGGACGTTTAAAGCAGCAGGAGGAGCCGCAGCAGTAGATGATATAAGATTGCATCTTAAACTTAGTCAACTAACAGGATATAAAGCTTTTTCTTATTCAGGAGATTCTTTATCACAAATAAATATATATACTGATAATGCCATGACAGTAAAATTATTTCAAGTAGATTTTACATATACTGGAGACAATTTAACATTATTAGAGGTAGAAAGAATATCGGATAGTTTTATGTATAGTAAAACATTTACATATGACGGTAGTAATAATTTAACAGCAATAGAAATAACATAAACAAATAAAACATAAACAATGGCAATAGGAACCGATTTTACAGTAGCCACTAATGGGGACATTAGGCATACTTCTGGAACAGACACTTATACAGTTTTAGAACTGCACAGGTGGCTGCAAGACTTAGCTGATGACCAACAATCAGTCAGCACAGATTACGTGGATATAGTAACTAAAAATCCATCAACAAGGTCAACTGACCAGATTATAACTCTTTTGGATTATTCTGGAATTAGTGGACCTACCTTTAATATTGATGATGATGCCGCAGAGTACTTCTGGGGTGGGTCAATCACTCAAAAAGGTGGAGACGAGGTATATTCAGGACTACAGGTGTTGGGAGCTGTGAATGATACAGCAACTCAATTAATGATTATTCAGGATAATGATTTGTATCAATTTACAACTACTCCTTCTGCTCCTTATTGGGGAACTCAAGCAAGTGGAGGTTATAATGGAGATGCAGCTTCAGGTATTCTGATGCAATTATGTGTTAAATCAAGAACAAATGGAGCTGATATAGATGGACAAAAGATTAGAGTGCAAGCTCGTCACATGGACTCAGGAGGTGGAGATAACTTTGACTTCTTCAACACTACTCTTGGAGATGGTGTATCGGTAGCAGCCCTATCAACTACTAATGACGTTCAAAATAACACAGCAGTAGCTACTATTTCAGCTTACGCAGATATATTAAACTCAGGGGGAACAGCAAATGCTCCTACAGGTGGATATCAAACAATAAACTTAAATAACGGTAATGGATTACAACCTTACTACTCTCAATGGACATTTGGGGCTAAAAATCTAAAAGCACTTTGGGAATACTCAAAAGAACTTTCTTACCAGGCATCCACTAAAACTATTGACAGTTTAGCAGGTTACTTATTCTTAGGAATAACTCACCAATTTGACTATGATAATTTATCAGGTAGTTTCAACGAAAGAGAAACTTTAGTTTGGGGAACCAAATTTTTCTATGATACCTTAGTATCTGGTCCTTTCACTCCTGGTAACTATGTAACTATAGGATCACTAGGAGCAGCTGGAAGGGTTTTATATGATGACGGAGTAGATGAGCTTATTGTAGCATTAGAATCTACTAGTATTACTTTATTAGATACAGATGTTGTAACAGAATATAATATAACAACTGGCGCTACAGGTACTACAGCAGCTGTTAATACAGGTGGAGGAGCAACACTAGATAACAATAAAGCAGGAGGAACTGGTATAATATTAGCAGATGATACTACAGATACTTTATGGATTCAATTATTAACAGGTTCAGCACCAGTAGATAACTTGCCTTTAAGAGGAGTTACTTCAGGGGCAACTGCATTAGTAAATGGCTCTGCAACTTCTAGAACTGTATCTAAGCAATTCACAGGTTCCTTTACAGGTTCTTACATTGGAGCATTTGGTGTTGGTTTTGACCCGGGTGATTTAACAGCCAACGAATTATTAACTGACTTACTAAATGCCAACCAACAACCGCCGAACAACGTAACTTTCTCTGTAACAGGAGTAGTTTCAGGGGAGGATAGAGTACTAGTTGGTCCAAGAACAGGTTCAGTATTATTCACAGGACAAGATACTATAAACGGAACTCTTAGTGGAGCAGCAGTATCTTCAATTGTAATGACTACAGCTATTCCTTCAGATACTCCTACAACAGGAGTTATAAGAGTGCTAAATGATGTTGGTAGATATGTATATTGTGCATACACTTCATATACAGGTTCTACATACACAATTTCTCCTACTGTGAATTTCTCTGTTGAGAATGCTACTACAGGTAATGAAGCCTTCATAGGTTACATTGACAAACTTGCGGGCTCAACTACAGAATCATTCACAACAATTTTCTCTTCAACAAGAGACTTATATGTTCTAGTTAGAGATGGAGGAGGTACACCTATTAAACAATTTGAATCAGCAACTGCTCAGTTAACTTCTACAGGAGGTTCTGTTGGTGTTATTCGTACAACAGATGCTTAATACAGTTGCGTTTATAAAGGATGGCTATAATTAGAGATACGGCAGTAACAATTTATGCAGCAGCAACTACTAGTAACATGGTATGTGATATGCCTGTGCATGAAGTTGGTGACTTACTTATTGCTTTTGTTGGTAAAGACGGAGCTAGTGGATTTACAACACCTACAACAGGAGTAGGGACTCCTGTATCATCTAGCAACTGGACTTTAATTCGTTCATCAACAAGCACAGGAGCAGGGGGCGGTATTTATGCTTTAAGAGCAACCTCATCAAGTGAGAATGTTACATTTCCTCTTACACTAGATACTTGCGTTGCAGTTATTGTGTGTGTAAAAGATGTTTATGGTTCTACTGTAGCTGATGCAATACCCACATCAGTAGCTTATGCCGCTGAAGATAGTACACTTCCTTTTGGTGGAGTAGCTATAACTACCGCACATTCTAATTCATTACTATTCCAACATAGATTTTCTGATACAACAATAGGGACAGCTTATCTTCCACCTTGGGTTAATGTATGGACAGGTGATGCTGGTAATGGAGGTTCTACTGTTGCTTATAGTTTTGAGCCTACTGCATCAACTGTTGTGTCTGCACCTAATATGTGGTCAGGTGGGCTAGATGATGGCAAGGCTTCCGCAATAGAAGTTAGAGATGGCTCAAGTGGGGTGAGTATTCCTCCATATATTCCATTAGATGTTGTTCCTTCTGTTTTAATTTCTCCTTTAGTTGGTACGACAGGGGTAATAGATAAAGGGACATATACCGCCGTTTCCGCTAATACTATCACTACTGTTGCAGGTAAAACCGTTGCAGGAATTGCTTTAGCAACAACATCCGACTCAGGATATAATCCGTTTAGAGGCTCTGCTAGAAATGCAGGGGCAAGTAGTACTACTAACCTTAACGCAATAGAATTGAATCTTACGTCTACTCAAGATGTTACAACTGGTGATTTAATATTTGGAACCTACCTACATTTAGCTCCTCGTGATTATCTCGATAGTGGTAGCGTGGCTCGTGGCGGTAAATATTTTTTAGCAGGTTCAACTTCTGCAAATTGGAGGGCTTGGGTAGTTGGTGGTCAATTTTCTAAAACAGATAACTCAAACGCTCGTGTTAATTGGTTGGTTCAGCCTAGTCGTTCAACTAATGAATATGATAGTGCTGGAACACCTAATTTTGCTTCCTTAGATATAATGCAGTTTGGTTCTTCAGGATATTATGGTGCGCCATCTATTCTTTGGAATGAATTATGGGAACTTAGAACTGCTGTTGTAGCGGGAGGTTCACCCACTTCTCCATTTAATTTTGATGGTTTAGTAAACTGTGTTAATAGAGGGTGTGGTGATATTCCCGTATTATTACAAGCAGGTTCTGCTGCTCAAGTATGGATTCCTTTACAAATTGGAGGTACTGACCCTATTGGTATAGGTATTAATCTTAGGACTTTTCAATGGCCTAGACAAGCAGACCCATCAGCAGGTTATGTAGATTTTCATGTAGATAATGATAAATTAGGTATTGAATTTTATGGTTTAGGTTCAGGTGATTATATACATTTTACAAACTGTGTATTTACCTCTGATTCATCTTATTATTGGAGATTTAATACCAGTCATAGTGCAAGCACAGATACAGATTTTTCAGGAACTACAATTGTAGGAGCAAATGTTACATTAAGATCAACTGTTACATTAGATGCTGTATCTTTTGTTAATACATCCGCTTTTGCGCTTAATTCTGCCGCCATTACAAACAGTACATTTAATAATTCTAAAATTTCAACTGGAGTAATAGCTGAATTAGCAGATGTTCAAAATTGTGAGTTTATAAGTTCTGGTACAGGACATGGGATTGAAATAATCGGAACAGCAGGCGATGTTACCTTAACAGGACTAACATTTACTGACTATGCAGGCAGTAATGGATCAACAGGTAATGAAGCTATTTATGTAAATATTGCTACAGGTACGTGTATTATAACAATAACAGGGGGAAATACTCCTTCTATTAGAACAGCTGGAGCTACTGTAGTGGTTGTTACAGACCCTGTAACCACATTAATTACAGTTAAGGATATAATTACAGGAAGTGTTATAGAAAATGCAAGGGTTCAACTTACAGTTACAAGTGGAGCTAATTTTCCATTTGAAGATAGTGTTACTATAACAAGTTCAGGAACAGTAGCTACAGTGAGTCATACAAACCATGGTTTAGTTACAGGAGATTGGGTAAAGATTGAAGGGGCTGTAAATAGTGAACAATATAATGGTTCCAAACAAATTACTAATACAGGAACAAATTCATATACATATGCAATACTGACAGGTCAACCTAGCCCAGCAACAGGAACTATAACATCTACAATGATGTTTTTTAATGGCCTAACTAATGCAAGTGGACAAGTTAGTGATACTCGAACTCTATCAGCAGCTCAACCAGTAACAGGATGGGTTAGAAGAGGTAGTACTCCACCATTTTATAAAGAACAACCAATATCAGAAACAATAAGTAATACTAATGGACTAACATTAAACGTTAGTTTAATACCAGATTAAAAATAAACAATATGAACTTTGAGGAAGAAAACCAAAAATTAAAGAATCAAATGACCTCTATGGAGGGTATCAATTTTGAATTTGTAAACAAAGCTGGAAAAATTAAGATGATTGCTTGGGGACAAGATTATCAAAAATGGGATGTAGAAAAGAGATTAGAATATGCAGAGTCTTTAGCAAGTGCTTTAAATGATGCGTGTGACTTAATTCAAAAAGAAAGAAATAATCTTGCAGAAGAAAATAAAAGATTATTCGATGCAGCTTTGGAAGCTGAAAAAGCTATGCACACTCTTAGACAAACTAATATAAACATAATCACTTCATCCAATCAAGATAAAAGAGACCAAGCTAAAATTATCAAAGAATTAGAAAGGGAAATCACAGCCTTAAAGGCTGGAATAACAGTATCGTAATATGGCAATATCTATAGACTGGGGAAATAGAATAATCAATGTACCTAGAGCAGATATGACACTCTTACAACTAACACCAGTTGAAATTAGAGAGTTGGATTTAAATCTGTTCAGATTAGAACTAAAGTCTTTAGAGGCTAGTGAAGATGGTATGCCTTTTCCTATCACCCATAACCACAATACTGAGGTTTCGTTAGGAGGTCTAGTATATGCTAGAATTATAGAGATTACTAATGGATATACGGTAACATTTGAAGATGGAGTTTATTCTGTTAATTTAGCAGGAGCTAATTCAAATGTTGGAGATGTAATTAATGCTAACCAAGTATCAGTTCGTTCTGCTAACTCAGCAGGTTTGATTTCAAATAGAGCTATTGAGTATTCCTCTTTTAATAGTGGTGTAATTATAGATGTAGCTAATTTATCTGGTAAGGCTGTTTCAGGAACTACTTTCCCAGCAGGTACGGAGCAATCCCCTTCTACTAATGAGTCAGATGCTTACTTAATATCTGAAGTTAGAGGATTTAGTGATATAAAGATAAAGGGTAATTTAAATATTACAAATGTTGTAGACTGGAGTAGTCATAATTTTTATGGAGAATCAATAACTAAAACTTTAATAACAATAGATGCAGCTGCTACCGTAAATTCATGTGAATTTTATGAGGCTAGTATAACAGGTACTTTGGATGCATATGCACAACTTGAAAGATGTTTAATATCTAATCTAAACTATGTAAATGGATTGTTGATTGATTGTGCATTAGCTTCTGGTACTATAACTCTAGGAGCAGGTACGCAAGCTCTTTTCGAAAATTGTTATTCAGCTGTAGCAGGTACTAGCACTCCTATAGTAGATATGAATGGAACAGGAACTGTGGTAATTAGAGGATATAAAGGAGGTATACAATTAGACAATTATTCAGGGGTTGGTTCAAGCTCTCTTGATCTAGATTCTGGACAAATAAAATTAAATCCTGCAAATATAACATCTGGAATCTTTGTTGTAAGAGGAGTCGGAAAACTAATAGATAGTTCTACAGGTGACAGAATTCCTTCAGGAACTTGGAACGGAGGTGTTACAATAATAAATGAACTAGTTGATAGTAAGGATATTAAAGATACCCTTTTAGTATCAAGACAGATAAAAGCTCTGACTATAGCGGGTTTATAAAAAACAACTAATAATATAATGGCAAAATTAATAAACACTTCATTCTTTAGAAGTAAATCTAAGAAAAAGCGTAGAGGAATCCATGCAAAGTCAAAAATGTCTAAAAATAAAGGCAGTAAGAATTACATTAAGCGATCTAGAGGTCAAAACTAGACTTTTTTTCAACTTTATTCTTGTTTTTTTCAAAAATTGTCGTATCTTTGTAGTATGGAGAATAATTACAAAGTAGGCGACTATGTTAACATTATGTTCTTTGAACTTAGTGGAAAGATAGTTTCTATAGAAAGCGCTACTAATATACATATATTAGATGGTGATGATTTTCTACTCTATAAAGTTAGAGTGGAAAAAGATTGTTTTGCGACAGTTACAGAAGACTGTTTATCATTAGTAATCCCTGAAAGAGTAACAGATGAATCATAATAATATTGAAAAACTAATTAAGCTATTCTCTACAAGAGAAGCTGTTTACAGGCTATCAAACAAAAGAATAGCTCAGAGAAACAATGTAACCTTAGATGAAGTATTTGAAGCTAAGAAATTGTTTAAACAACAAAAGCATAGTGCACTATTACAGCATTGCGAAGAAACTGGTGTAGATTTCGACTCAGTTAAATCATACTGGCATAAATCTAAATCATTCAGTATGAATGTGTTAAATAGTAAAGTAAATTTAACAGATTTAAAAGATGCCCTAATAGATGAAATGAGAGAGTATTCTCCACAGTATCCGACTTTAAAACGAGAAAAGATCAAAGATCCTCATTTGTTAGTAATAGACCCAGCTGATATTCATATAGGTAAGCTTGCAAGCGCATTTGAAGTGGGTGAGGGCTATGATAATCAAGTAGCTGTACAGAGAGTAAAGGAAGGTGTTAAAGGGCTCTTAGATAAAGCGTCAGGCTTTAATATTAATAAAATACTATTCATTATAGGAAATGATATATTACATATAGATAGTCCTAAACGAGTAACTACTTCTAACACTCCACAAGATACTGACGGTATGTGGTATGATAACTTCTTAATAGCTAAACAATTATATGTAGAAGTTATTGAAATGTTATTAACTGTAGCTGATGTATATGTTCAGTATGATCCATCTAACCATGATTATATAAATGGATTCTTTCTAGCTGATAGTATTAAAACATGGTTTAAAGACAATAAGAATATTGAATTTAATACTAGCATTGCTCATAGAAAGTATTTTACCTATGGAGAAAACCTAATAGGTACTACTCATGGTGATGGGGCTAAAGAGACAGACTTACCGTTATTGATGGCTCAAGAATCTCCTTTAAACTGGGGAGTATGCAGACATAGATACTTTTATACACATCATATCCATCATAAAAAATCTAGAGACTACGGCTCAGTATGTGTAGAATCATTAAGAAGTCCATCGGGTACAGATAGCTGGCATCACAGAAACGGATATCAACATTCTCCTAAAGCTGTAGAGGCATTTATACATCACCCGGTACAAGGACAGGTAGCAAGACTAAGTCACATCTTCTAATGCTGCTTATAATGAATACTATATATATGTGGCATCACATGCCTATGATGATAGTTGTAAATGCTTTAAAATTTATTTGTAATTTTTCTTGCTTTTATATATATAAAGTATTATAGTTGTACAATACAGTTTATGTTAGGAGAGCGGTCTGTATTAAAATAAAACTGAGATTCCTACCTGGACCGTGACTTACAGGGTAAGCACTTGATTCTAAACCAAGTTGATAGGGTTCGACTCCCTCACAGTCCTCAATGATTAAAATAGCTAAAATAAGAATGTCTACTAAAGCTATGTCAGCATTTATGTATGCTACTATAATGACAGATGCTAGAATATTAGTTACATGGGGATTAGGTATTAAAGACTATACAAGGAAGCAAAATACTTACCATCACTGTGATATTAAATTAGCTATTGATGAAGATAAAGTTGAACAGTTTGAAACTCTTGCAGAATGTAAATTAACTGATGGCGTTAGTGTAACAATACAATGATAAACGGAAAAAGACCTCTGTTATGGTTTGAACCATACGATGAATTAGATGAACTTAAAAGGAGATTTACTCCTGAGCAACTTAAAGAAATGTGGGATGCTTGTATGCCTAAGTTAGATCTTAAATTAAAAGGTACAGTTTTTTTAACTGGTACTGGAGGAAATATAGAAAATAACGGAGATTTAGAACAGTTATTCTTTAAACCTAAATCGTACAACAATGACTTATAGTAAAAAACAAATGGAAGATATTGTTAGAAATGTCAAAGAAGATGTTAAAGTAACTCTTAATGGGCATATCTATACAATAGATATAGAATTGTTTAAACACCGCCTAAAAATGTTAGGTTGGAATATATAATACTTATGAAATAGATTAAAAAATTCAGTATTCTTTATAAAATTAAAAAAGTTCTTGCTTTTTTAAAATAAATATTGTATCTTTGTAGTATGAGTGAAAATAATAAATTAGAACAAGGTAAGAATTATCGTTGGGAACCTACAGACAAGATCGAAATTTCAGGTGCAGAATTTGATATTTTTCAGAGAAGTATTGCATTGTTTGAGGGGGCTTTGATATTTCAAGCAGCTTTACAAGTACGAACAGATATCATAGCTAGGATGGTAGAAGCCGGAGTAGCTAAAGAGTTTGATTCAGGCGCACTCTCAGACGAGTCAGCTCCTTCTGAGCCAGAAACACTTCCTTCTGAACCAGAAGTTTCGAAAAGCTAAACTGGACAAAAAAAGTTTGTAACCGGCAAAACAGGGCTCTAAGTGAGCCCTTTTTCTGTTTTACGATTACTAATAAGCCGTTGCATTTTATTGTCTATCGCTCCGAATAAATAGTCTGAATCAGATTCAATAGGTATGCCGCTTACAGTATAACAATCTAATTCGTCATTATAATCTAAAGGGTCTAAATCCTCATCGTCTAAATTTACACTATATACTTCATTATCTATTTTAAAGATGGCTCCGTAAATACTCATACCAGGTTCTTCATAATAATACTCTCCATTGACGTCGTATCTATTAAAAATTTCCAATATAGTTTGTTCGGCTGGACCCCACTTTGTTTCAAAAGAAATAGTATCATCTGTATTTATATCAAATAGATATCTATCATCTTTAAACCACTTTAAAGTCTGTCCTAAATTAGTATTATTACACTTCTTCTCAAGCCTTTTAAATACCTGACGTACTTTATTTTCGTCAGGCCCGGAAAAGGTTACCGTGTTTGTACACCAATTAGCCATATTTTTTTATTTTTGTTTTTTTGATTATGGAGTGATTTAAAATCGCTGATATCAAATGCATTCTTGAATAGTGAATACGTATAAGACGTATGTTTTTCTTTTTAAGTAGTTTGTTTTTAACAGCATCGTTTGCTTTTTGATAGTCAGATGTTTCATGATGAGGCCCATCAAATTCAATAGCTATTCTCAACGACGGAATATAAAAATCAAGTCTCATTTCTCCATTGTTGACACCTAATAACCATGAAAATCTTTTTTCTTTTCTGTAGTTAAACTTCTTTCGTTTTAACCATTCTTCAATAAGATCTTCCCCTTTTGAAGAAAACCTTTCTGAAATATGAGTTTTAATAACTTTGCCTTTTTTATCGAATACTCTCGTTTTATAAACTGTCATATGAGTTTTATATATCTATTTCTAGGTTTATATGTACCATTCAGTATTCCTGCAATATTAGGTTCTATAAAATTTTTACTTTTTAAAACTTTACCTGCGGGTCTGCTGTCATCAAATCCATTAACTCCATTGATTATAGGCTTGCCATCATTATCTAATTTTGACATGTTGCTAGCATGCACCTCATTGTAAATATCATCTATTTTATCAACCAGTCCATGTTTTATTATCAAGCCTATCAAAATGTATAATATGTCAGCAGCAGCATCAGCTATTTCAACTTCGTCATTCTCACTAGCGGCTTTTAAGTACTCTTCGACTTCCTCGTTGAGCAATTTAGAAATTAATTCGGGGCTCTGCTCAGATACCCCGAATGCGTTGTTAAATTCTATTCTTTTTTGTATTTTATCTTTCATTAAACTCCTTTCCTATTTTTTTACCAGCTTCGTATAATGCTCTTAATCTAGTAGTGTCAGTATCATAATATCCTTGTAGCATCTTAGGTAAGAATATCTGACTTAAATCGATACCTAGATCTGAGCATAATCGAATCTCTTCTTTTTGATCCCGTTTTGAAATCTCCATTTGCATGATTTCAATACTTCTTTCAAGTACTTTTAATACATTATCAGGCTTCCAATCCTTATTAGATATATCATAATTTTCAGGTCTGGAATATATACTAGTTAATCTATTAAAATCTTTACCATAGTTTTCTGTTAACCAATGTCCGGGATTATGATTTCTAACACCTCCATCAAAATAGAAGCTTGAATCCTTTTCAACCGGTTCTGCAAATACTGGAATAGAAGATGATGCAATAACCCAATCAAGAGCATCATTATATGAACAATCTTTAAGATTGACATATTGTCTACTACCAGTATTAAAATCAACAGAACCTGCAAATATACCTTTATATCTTGGGTTATCTTTCAGCCTCATAATAAATTTATTCTTAGGAACATGTTTAGATAGATACTCACCTAAATTACTCATATCTCCTAAGCCGGGTTTACCTGATAAAATACTTGCTACAGCTATTATTGAGAATCCTCCTTTTTTATTTAGAGGATTCGCACTCCAAATATCACAAGATCTAATTCCTAGCAAAGCCCTTTTTAGATTAAAAGTTCTACACTCACATGTAGAATTCCAATCAACTGTAGGCATAGCTAATGCTAAGATACTTCCCGCACTAATACCAGCAAAATATTCTGGTTTAATTCGGTTAAAGATTTGTTCAGTTACGCCGAATTGTCCGACGATGCCCATTGCACCGCCGGATATACTCAACGCGCTTATGTTTTTATTATCCATTACTTCCTTTATTGTAAATTGTACGAAGAGTCTTTAGCGATATCTTCATAATAATATAACTCTCAGGAGAGCCGTCAAGTACAGCTATATACTTACATGAAGGCTTAAATGTAATCACTCCCTTATGTTTAGGTAAAGCTAATACTCTAAATCTATCATTTACCATATGTGATATTGGTACAGGTTTGTAAGGTTTAGAAGCGGCATAGCTTCCAAATTCTTTTATAATGTTATTTGCATTTATTATTTGTTTCATTTTTTTTTACTTTTGAAGTTATGTAACATTTGGTACCATCTTGTCTAAATGATCTGGATCTTTCCCCATTTTTTAATACCTTATTAGATATCTGTTCAGGGTGCATTCTTTTGCCAAAGAACCGTCTTACTTTCTCTGTTGAATTTACAACTAATAACTTTTCATTTGTTTCATAGTTATATATTGTATATTCAATTTCGTTAGCTTCGAATAACTGATTTTGTTTCATTTGTTAATTCTTCATAGATTAAATCTTCTACTACTATATACCAAGTATCGAAGCCGTTGTCTTCGAATTTGTTTATAATAGATGTTAACTGCTCTTGAGTTAGATCCACTTTAAGGGTTCTAGCTACTGTTTTTACGTCTTCTTCCGATACTCCAAATTTCATATTAATATTGATAAATTTCGTTCATGTTCTTCCAATGTTCTTCTGTGATAATATATCCAATCCTATTAGTTACCCGATAGCCTGGTCTGACAACATATCCAAATTCAGGGCAACTCATAACTGTCCATATGTTATTTACAGGAACTTTCATAATCTCTAGTATGTCGTTAGGCTTTAACGTATATACTTCTGAACCAGAAGGACGGGGCTCTATTTTATAACGATACTCGATAAATTCCGGATCGCTAGATTTTGTTGCTGCTGTCATATTTTTTAAATTAAAAAGCCTGCCTTTTTATAAGCAGGCTATTGTTATAGAAATCTTTCTTCTGCTATTCTTATAGCTTCAGAATGTTTTCTTGTTGGGAACCCTCTACTTTTCATATCATGACAATCAATGCATACTAAATATAAATTACCTATTTCAAATCTAAGTTCAGGATATTTTGATTTTTCTAACAAGTGATCGTGAAAGATCGTTTTGTTTTCCTTGCCTAAATATCTGTTACAAGATCTACAGTAATGACTGGTAGTATTCCAGTGAAGCTCAAATAGCTCATTTTGCTTTTGCTTATTAGCTAAATCCTCAGAGCTGTATTGTTTCTTCTTTCTTTTTAACATTGTATCTAAATATTTCCATGTGTGGTTCAAATGCACTCCATTGTTCAACGTTTCCTAAATCGACGTCTAATAGAGCTTCTATTTCATTCCTATGCCATTCTTCTTTTCGACATATTCCTTGTAGTCTTTTTCTAACATCTATAGAAAAAGGAAAATTAGATGCACGATCAATGTACCAGTTAGGTACTTTAGAATATTCGCCATTTACTATAGATTTATAGCAATCGGAATCTTCTTTATCGGCTTTTAAAACATAACATACTAAATTTCCATTATTGCTACCTGCGTAGTATGAAAACTTGTAGTCTTTTCTTTCTTCAAAATATGAATTTACTCTTTGATACTTTGAAGTTGTAAAATTCTCAAATTTGAAAACGATATGAATACGGTCGTCAATATTACATATTCTTCCGCTATCATCAATATAAGAACCAATGTATTCATTTGAGAATGCTAACATCCCTCTTAATCTAAATAATGGTAATAAAAAATAATGCGAATTGTTATATTGACCCATACCAAATGCACTTCTTGGTAACTCTACATCTTCATATAGTATATCTTCCGGCACTATATTATTTACTTTCATTATTTATTCTGTGTTGAAATGAGGCATATAGTAAAGTAAGGTATGTTGCTAAATCGCCAACCTTTTCATCTAACATATATTGACTTGGTATAACTCCTGATTCAGAGTCTTCTACCATTTCAATAACTGATACTAAATGTTTAGTCGCAATTCCCCAAAGAACTTCTTCTCTAGACTTACTTCTTATACGAGCTCCTGTATTAAAATTACTTAGCCTATCTCCCCCTCTTGCGTACTCTCTAGCTTTAACTACTAAATTTTCTCTTATTTTACCAAGAAATAATTCAACAGTAGCTTCGAATTCGTCATTATTCATTTTCTCACTCATTGTTTTTTTTAATTTTTATTTTGCCATTGCTAATTTTTTAACTTCTTCAAATAGCTCGGGATTATCTTCAAAGGTAGTTCTAACTCCATTAGAGCCTTGTCCTAGCTTGATATCACCAAATGAGTACCAAGAGCCTGCTTGTTTGGCAACTCCTCTCTCACACGCTATTTCTAAAATTTCGATATAGTTATCAATTCCTTCACCCCATACTATATTAAATTCAGCTTTTCCGAATGGTGCAGAACATTTGTTTTTAACAACATCGATAGTTGTTCTATTCAAACCTTTGTCCTTATCGTTACTCTTCCAAACTTTAAATCTCATATCGGGATAGAATTTCCAAGCACTTCCTCCTGTTGGAGTATTTACTTCTCCCATACCTCCTATATTTACTCTAGTTTGAGATACTCCTATAACGGTTGTATTAGATTTTTCAATAAGTCCTTTTAGTTTGCCTAAAAACTTACTGTTATTTCTAGCTTGCAGCCCCATAGTAGCATCGCCCATTTCACCTTGAATAATTTTTAAAGGTATAGCAGCGGTATAACTATCTATAACAACTAGTGAACATATTCCTGATGTTACTAGTCCTAAGATCATATCATATCCAGATTCTTGAGAATCGGGTTGATAGATTAATAAAGAATCGACATCGACTCCTAGCGATGCGGCATATGCTGCATCGAATGAATATTCATAATCAATTAAAGCAGCTTTCTTATCAGGGCAAGCTTTCTGAAATTCAGCTAAAGCGTGTAACATCATAGTACTTTTACCACTAGATTCAGGCCCATATATTTCAATAAGCTTTCCTTTAGGATAACCTCCTAAACCTGTTGCTATATCTAATGTATAGCTTCCTGTACTTACAATTTCTTTAGGTAACACTACTGCTTTTTGTAAACCCCACTTTTTTTCAAGTTCTGCGAGAATTTGGTCATGCGATCTTTCTTCTTTTTTTTCTTTAGACATGCTACAAAGATACGCAAAGTATCTTTATTATGCAAATAATTTTAAAGTTATTTCATCATTATTTTCATAAATTTCTTTAGTGGTATTCCAAGTTGAATTATCAAAATGCCACTTAAGCTCGTCTAGGAGTTGATCTAATCCCTTTCTTACCATACCTGAAGGAGTAGTAAACCCATTAATCCCTTGACTTACATGTTCTTCAGTTGTTTTAGCTATATAAGGCCTTATATGATTTTTACTATCGGCAATAATGTATCTTCTAGGAAGAACCTTATAATCCGGATAGAGAATCTTTAATCCTGTGTAATATACAGCTTCTTGTAGATAATATCTCTGTTTAATTCTATTATATTCAAAATCAATCGTAGACCAACTAGTCTTTAAGTCAATATCTTGTACAGTTTTATGTTTATGATTGATAAAAAGTGTATCCAGTAAACCCTTCATTTTGAATCCTTTATATTCAAAATAAATAGGAAATTGATTAGATACTTCAACGTTGGGGTCTATACCATTATAAATATTCTGAATAACGGGAACAGATTGAATGCTTTTAACAATTGCTTCTGCCATTTCAACTTGAGACAATCCTACACCTCTTCGATTAATATTACTCATTAACGTATTATAGTAGTCTTCCATTGGACCATCTGCAAATATATCTAATACTGTTTGCCATGTTTTACCTTTAAACTTAACTTGTTCTTTTGTAAACTTATCCAATTGAATATTTTCGAAAGCTGTAGTAAACACATCTTCAAATCCCATAGTAAAGGAATCTGTACCTTCGTCATATGAACCTTTTATAATTCTGAACATTTCTTCTACAAGTTCTCTATTCTGACCTATAACAGGCACATCACCACTAAATGTGTAGAATCTACTATCAAATGTATCAGGTACTGTTAATAAGCAATCTACTAGATTGCCTATATCAAATGCCTCAGATTCAGTTTTAATAACTCTATCTTTAGCTATATGCTTTTTATAGTACTCAAAGGGGCCAGCTTCATCAAAGTCCTTAATTGCTGAAAAGTTTAAATTTTCATTCTTTCTGTAGTTTTTTTCTTTTTCAAGTATATCAAGTTGTTTTTGATAGGTGACTTTGTTAGATATTGATTCCAAATTCATTAATTATATATTCTTTAAATTTTTTAATTTCCATAACGTTAAAACACATAACGTCGTTTTTAGCATTCAGCTTATCATATACTATATATCTAATCTCTGTATCATCATCATCAATGTGAATATATCCAAACTTGCCTTCAAAGAATATATTCTTATAGTGACCATTAGTATAGTTAATAGTGTTTATTTTTAGTGCGGATGCTAGTCTTTCTACTTCCTGATGCGGAAACTGTTCGTGGAATTCTGCATTATTTACAGGGTCGTTACTTCGCCTAGTTGTAATACATACATTTACTCCTTTTTCTGCAAGTAGTTTTGCAAAATCTTGTAATTCAATTGATGTAGCGAGTGTGCCGTCAAAATCTAGGCTCACAATTATTTTATTTTTCATATTTGTATTGAAATTGTTTTAATTTTCTCACTTTAGTTTTACCATTAATTAATCTTATTAGAGTAAGGTAGTGTATTTCTGCATCATATGCTGCTAACTTTACTGAATCAAAGCATTGAAGAAGAGTGCCTTCTAAATCATATTTACACACTGTTTTAGCACGCATATGAGGATGAGTCTTATAATATTGCTTCATAGATTCAGATTTTTTCTTAAGAGTTTCTTCTGATAGTTTTTTACCATACCCATGGTGATTAACACCGCCCTGAGCTTTACTTTTTATTTCATTTCTCCATTCCGGATGTTTTAATCCTAAGTTAGCTTGCCTTATCTTTTCTATTGTTTCAGCTGTTCTTTTTACACCCAAACTACTTCCTGCTATTTTACAAACATTGTATTGAGAATTTGAATTATCAATCCACCATTGTTCACGTTGAATTAAAAAGTCTTTACTTTTTACTTTTTCCAACACTATAAAATCAAACATGTCTTCTTTGTGTTTATTCCAAGCTCTTTGCAAATATCTAGAGTGATGGATGTTTAAGCGCAGTTGTTTTAAGTGGATTTGTTTTCTTTTGTAAAAATTTACAGCAGATCCTACGTATTGATTGCCGTTTAATTTGTTTATTATACTGTATATACATGTCATACTACAAATATATAATATCTATAGATTATTACAATAGTAAATAGTATAAATTTAACTTTTATCCATCAAAATCAAAAGATATTACGGATTTATCCAAAACGTATCTCCTTTCTCTTTACTGAAGTCTAAGCTATATATAGTATAAGTAGTGCTATCAGCAGTCAATGCTTGATATTTGCAGTATTTTTGTGAAGGTTCTTTACTAAGAACTACAAAAAATAATAATAGTGTGATTAATTTCATAATGATAAAAAAGCCCCTAACTAAAGGGGCTTATACTTAAATTGATGTTTGTTTTTGATATTCTAGAAATCGATTGATAGCTTCTGGGTCAGTTACTTCAATTGTATATGATTCCTTTACAGTTCGTGCTTGCTGGTCTATTTTCCAACCAGCTGTATTTTCTTTGGAAGGTTTTATTTTTACAGGTACTTCTACAACTCTGACAGCTTCGATCTGTTCATCCATAAATAGGAATAACGTCGATTCGTCATATACATAGTTAACTAGATAGTCTAAATTTACTCCCTGGGTTAAGGTCTTTTTGTCACCTTCTTCCCCTACTTCTTTTGTATGTGTGAACATTTTACTCATGTTACAAAGATACGTAAAGAAATATTAAAAAACAAATTTATTTATGAATTTTTCCTTTAAAGAATCTACCAGATACATTTCCATTCCAGTAGTGATCCGAAAACAGTACGTTTTCAGTTATCATGTAATGAACTTCCCAATATGCTAAAGATTGTTTATCCTTGCATAATTTTAAGATTTCTCTGGTGAAGTTATCAGTACCTGAAACTTTAATATATTCTAGTAGTTCTTTAGAGGATCCCCAATAGGCTTTCCACCCACTATCTTTTTGACGAATTTCAACTCGTTTTCTTGTACCAACTCTTGCTTTCTTAGAAAGTTTTACCTTGTTTCTGTGAGAGAAAGCTTTCTTACCAATATACATGCGACCTTTATCGTCTGTTATACGGTATATAAATCCTTCATGTCCTTGAGCCATGTAATCTTCGAATTCTTGATTATTGTAAGTCCACATATTGCAAAGATACAACTTTCTAAGAAAAATTGCAAGAGTTAAAATATATCTGACATCCCTTCGTATAGAAAAGTGTAATCGGTTTCGGCTTCATCGCCACTTCCTACTACATCAGCCTTGCTAAAAAAAGCTTTACGACTTTTGTAATATTCTATGAGATAATTTGAAACTGAACTAGAATACGAAGTACCGAATGTATTCTTGTAATACATTAATACTTCTTCTAATGATATTTTGTTTTTGCCAGTTATTATTCGGCTACTGTGCTGTTCAGCAAATCTTACGATAGCTACACATATGAATAACCAATTAATAGCTTTAGTAGGGTTTAAAACAGCGTGGTGTCAATTTTGTTATCGTAGCTTTTTTAATTACTACTTCTATACGTCACCGTATAGTTCAGACTATGTCATCACCCTCGGACTGAGGGTGTCGGATTCTCGTGTCAGAATTATTTAGCGTAGAGCTATCATCCGTTAGTCGTTGCACCTTCCTTGAAACCTTCTGTAAGAAGTCTACGTTTACAAGGCTCGGCTCAAAGTTGTCTTTGTTATAAAAATAAATTGTTTGACATATATATTTAAGTTGTTCATCCGACATTGAATTTTTCATAATATTAACCCATTTATGTACCCATTGCACATTTCCTGGTACATATCCCATATTTGAATCAATTCTGTCTAATGAAGCTGTAACATAAGAAAAATAATCATGAGAAGTAACTTTTTTACCTTTTAGATGTAATATTAAAGGTAGTCCGCTTATTGCACAAATGCCTTTTTGTTTTACATACAATTCCCATATGTATTCTATAGTTATTGTAAAAGGCATTTTTGAAATATCTTTTCTACGTCTGTCTTGAGAATGTCTTTTTATTCTTTTAAAAATTTCTTTAGACACTTCTCCACATCCTTTATGTTTACCTTTACCTAATGCTTGTTTGTTTCTAGACGAGCTGCATTTCTTACAACCTTTTGTTTTACCGTCTTTTAATCTACATCTCATTATTTTAGATATAGTTCCACAAGTACATTTACATAAAACGTAAACATTTCCAAAATTACTTTTCATAGGAGTTTGGTCAATTACTGTCCATTCTCCGTATTTTTCATTATTTTTTACTTCTATATTACTTTTCATTATAGTACAAAGATACTATAATCAAAAGTTTTGTCAATAGTTATTTTTTCCAAAGAGTTCCTTTGAATTCTTCCAATTATTCAATGCATATTACTATGCAAGGGGGTTACATTCAGCCCTAAACTCTACAGTTTGACGATCAGATACGAACATATTTATAATGTTCATACTGAAATATCTACTTTCAAAATACCATTTTTGTCTACCTCTAGGATGAGTTTTAGTTTTTCTATTATATAATTTATCACTAGAAACGCCGCCTAGTACCCAGTTATGGATTTTAGCAAATGTTTGGTTAATGTTAGATTTATATAATTCCTTATTGCAAGGTTGGGTAAGCATACTTCCGATTAAGCTAGATGGAAGAAAGTTGCAGTAATTCTTTTTCTTAATTCCTTCAGGATTAGTTTTATACATCGGCAACATAGCATGTAATTCAGCTTGAATATTACAATATAACTTATAGATAGCTATCAGAAATTCTCTATCTTTTCTAATAGATCCTACGTGATAATGTAAGCTGCATGTTACATCGGTTGTACAACGTCTGTTAAGCTCTGTAAATAGATTCTTAAGGGATTGTAGCCCTTTAGCTCCTTTATACGGAACAGTAACAAACTCCGGAGAATACCCAATAGAACCATCTTTACAGATGATAATCCCCATTTGCGACTGAAGATATCCGGGAATGTTACCTAACTTTGTTTCTATTTCACATCCGAAAGTAAGATCTCCTAACAATCTAGCAGCTCTTTTAACATCTTTAGTTAAAGGAGTTTTAAATTTGTTATATTCAGAAATCTTTTTATCAAACTCTTTAGATTCTTCAGCATTATAAGCATTATTAGAGAAATCAAATGCTTTTTTAGTTGTCATATCTAATTTTACATTATAAGCTGCAGACAGTCTACCCTGAACGCTAAGTGGTATATTTGCATTAGCTAATTTTCGTATATCAAGTTGTTCAACATTTTTCATATCGGACCATAGCCCTTTATTAATATGTTCAACAAACCCTAAAGCTTTAGGAATTTCATATGATATACAAGCTATTCCATTAACGTATTTGCTGGTTACTAACTTGCAGTTATATAATGGGTTTGATGAAAACTTTCCAATGATTAACTCTCCAGATTCAGATGTGCCAACAACACCTTCATTAACACCTTTAAAAGATATCAAAGCATATTCTTTAATTTCGCAATCATAAAATATGCGATGGTCATTAGCCATGTACCATCTCTTGTCTACTAGAATACACTGATCTGAAATTCTGTAATAATTATCTTTTATAAGCTTACAGTTTTTTTTATATTCAGTACTTCCGTCAGCAAGAGACACCTTCTTATATCCAAGATTAGGATTTTCTGCGTATGTTACCTGTTTAGTAACTGCCGACTTCGGCGAATTCTGAGTAGTCATCTTGTTCTAAAGTTATAGGAGTTTTTTTGAATTTAGAAACGGCTTCATGATGTAGTTCTAAAATAGCTTCATCTACGAAACTTGCAAAATCACCATATCCTGAATGCTTCATTACATGAATTAATCCCTGACTTGAAGAGTTGCTAGTATTAAATAAAGCGGCAGCTCTTGCTTCGCAATGGTCAATAGAAATCTGATTATCTGTTCCTAATATTTCTAATAATGATAGCATTATAGCTCTTATCAGTATATCTTTACCTGTAAAACTTATAGCATTATTTTCAGAATTGTAATAAGTAGTATCAGCAGCTCCATCTATTTCCTCAGCAAGTATTCTTGTTGATTCTTCAGCTTGTGAATAACCTTTAAGTCTGTAATAAGCAACATCTAACAGCATCTCAAATCTTTTAACAGTTAATGCACTATTAGCTCTTAACTTTGCTAACTGCGCAGTAGCTTGAGTTTGTGCTGCATTTTTAATAACAGTTGCTGGATTAATTAGCGCTGGAACAGATGCTTCTGCAGAAGAAGTATTTAATGCTAAATCTTTAAAAATAGTATCAGTTTTGATAGAGGTAGAAATTGCTATCAAGTTACCTTTATCATCAAATGAATATTTTCTGTGAGAAAGTATTGGGCGATATTCGCATCTAGATTTAAGAGGTTTACCAGCTATGAAAAACTTAATTTCATTATTTTTTATTTTAGAAGTTTCAGAATGTAGATATGTGATAGGAGTTTCTGAAAAGGAAGACAGTTGTCTTAACTTCTCAAAAGGATTATTCATATCATCTAATCTTTTTTCTACTTTTCTAATAAAATGTTCTACTTTCTTAGGAGAAATTAAAACACCTTCATAAAAATAAAGCTTACTGTATCCTGCAGTTTCGCTATTTATATTAGCATTTGCAGCATTTGTTATTTGCGGAATGAACACTTTAGGCTCTTTCTTACAATACATGATAGAGTGATAACCTCTCATTAAATACGCAGCTGAGTCAGGACACGCTGGATACATTACATCTTTTGCTGATTGTCCAACTAAGCCCATTATTCTAGCATAATATCTACCACCTAAATAATGAACAGCGCCGGCTCTAAACATGTCTTTTCCAAAATTGTGCCCCATAGTGGTTGAGACTTCTGTAAAAGATTTTAGATTAGTAGCAGGTTCGGTTCTAGGTTCACCAACATATTCAGAACTATTACTAGTATTAGGATAGTGGCTAGCACTCCCGTGGTACGTAGGTCCAGTTCTAACAGCTGGTACATATATATTATTAGAATCTCTTTCAGCAGTAAATAATTCTGTAAACTCATTATTAATAACTCTAAATACTTTGTTATTAGGTACGCTGAACGTATCAGTAACCTGATCTGTTAAAGTATCTAAGGGTTCCCACATAGAAGAAAAATAACATCCTTCCATAGTCTCTATATAAAATAAAGGTCTTTCAGTACTTACCTCTTTATCAGTAACTTTATCTAGTGATGCTCCTTTAAATACATATAATGCATTAGGATCATCTGAAAAGCTAAATAATAATGCAGCTGTTCCTTTATAATCATTTAAAACGGAATAACCTTTTTCAAGAATTATTTTAGCTAATTTTTGAGAGTCTACTAATAATCCAGTACAATCTACGCCAGATTCTCTAGCTAAATCATAAATGTTGTTTATAGTTCCATTATGAGCTAATGTAATAGAACGACCTTCGTCGTTTGTAAAAGTGTAAGGATGTGCATTTTCTTCAAAAGCTGCACCTAATAAGGACTTTCTAGTATGAGCAATAACTAATTTATTTTTGCATCCGGGAACATATTCAATCGGATGCATTGCTAAAAATGTTCTAGCGTCAGACTCTGTCTTAACTCCTTTTATTGACTCTTCATTAATATATATACCGCAAGCATCAGTTCCTCTTGAAGTATTATAAACCATGATGAGTTTAATCCATGTGAGATTTGCCTCTCTTTTTTTATTTGGGGCAAATCCTATAAGGCCGCAGCCAAGGATACCCGATCGTTGTGGTGTGAGTATTAAAATTAATAATACTATTATAATTGTTAACATTTGTTGTTTAAAATGGTGGTGGTTGTTGTTGCCGTTGTTGTTCATGCGCAATTGCGGCTTCAGAATTTGCAATCTGTTCTTCATGCGACTCAGCATTATCGATGTCAGGTGTTTTAGCTACATGAACATTAAAATCATCGACAGATACTTTATGGACAAAGTATTGAGAAGGATCAAATTTTACTTCTGGTTTTTTTTCCGCCTGTGGTTTATTAAATACATCTTTTAGTGCTTCACTTATGTTCACTGACGTAGACTTAGTCGCACCCAGCGATGTAACAATACTGCCAGTCGGCACTTCCTTTCTTTTAGAAGGTTTAATTATACCATATGGGTTATAATGACGCTCTGTACTAATGGGAGGTGCTATAGTTTTCTTTTTTCTAAGAACTTCTGGGCATACTGAAACATTTGAAAATCTTTGAACATCTGCAAATCCATTAAAATCTTTACTTGTAAGAGTAGTAATATAATTATGAAGTACGTTATATTGCCATGCGCTATAAGGAGCTTCAAAAAATATACTATTACATCTCGGAATGTAACCAATCTCAACGGGATCGATTCCCGGCAATGTAACACTAGTTCCATTAGAACTATAATTATGAGCAATATCTCTACTAGAAGTTATAGCTAATGATATAAATAAAGAACTAGGCATTATTAAATTTAATCTGCCTGATTCAACTCTGGTAGAGGCTCCCGAAGGATGTAATACATATCTTAAAGAATTAGCAGCAGCACTTGAATCAATTATAGCGCCTCCCATAAGAAGCGCTAAAATGAAACCATACCTTCCAAAAGCTACTATGGGCTTATGAAGTTTTAAATATTCTGTAACTTCTAATATTTCAGAAAGAGCTCTTTCCATATTATTAGGCTCGTCAGGACTTGTTACATCTTCAAATTCAGATGTGTAAATGCGTCTAGGTAGATATACCCGTTCTGACACTATGTCACATAACATTATCACATCACACTCTTCTAATGGTACAATATCATAAGGATATACAAAATCTACATCTAATTCAATATTGCTCCAAATCTTTATTCGGCTAGTTGTATCTCTTTCCATGCTAAACTATTGGCTGATTCAAAACTTTCAAAATCCCAAGGCTCAATTCTTGTTTCGCTTCTAGCTATTTTGTTAAATAACTTAGAGTATCTTTCAAGAACATGCGGACTACTGTTTAAAGTAGGGGCAGTATTTATCTCACATACAACAGCTTTAGG